TCGAGGAACGCCCCCATAAGCGCCGTGGCTGCGCTGTCGATCCATGTGAGGCGATACACACGATCACGGGCCATGCCCAGGCGCCACAAAGTGGGCCAGACATTCCCGCTCGTTCCAAGCTGAAGCGCCTGAGGCATACCGAATGTGGCCCCCCGATCGTCTGACCAATCGACAAGCACTGTTTGACCAGCGCCGTTTTGCATATCGAGCATGAACTTGCGATGGATCGCACGCCTGCCATCGGTCAGAAGATGGGGGAACGCTCGTTGCCGTTTGATCGGCGCACCGTTTTCCGTCACCGCGTCAGCGCGGACCTCATAGACGCGGCCATACCAGTAGTCGCCAGCAAAGACTTTCCCGTAGGCGGCTGCAAAGCAGTTCGGGCGGTAGCGCACCTCCTGACCGTTTTCATAGCTGCAGCGCTCATGCCAAAGGCCGGTCACGGCATCGAACACCCATGTCTTGTTCGTATTCGGTATGGTGACAACGTAGAATTGATGCCCGTCCTGCTGATAGGTGTAGCCTGTGGCGCCGGACAGGTCGCCATAGCCGTTCAGTGCCTGCTCGATTGCGAATGTGCTGACCGGCTTTGTCTCGTTGGCCTCACCCATATAGACACGGGCATGCCCTGACCGATCGCGCCCTACCCAGAACACCTGTCCGTAGTTGGTGGCGATAGAATAGGGAGCCTCACAGCCCTGGTCGGCCATGATCGAGGGGATGCGCTGGAACGGGAAATCTGCGGCGCCGGAATTGTACCACAGCTCGGTGGTCTGCGTTCCGAAGATCCAGATCGTCTGTCCAAGCACGGTCACGCCAACGACATTATCGGGATAACTGGTCTTGCTGGCGATATACAGGCTGTCGAATGGCGTCGAGCTGCCCGCGTAGTTAGCTGGCGAGACATACCAGTGGTTCGTTTGCGGATCATCGAAGATGAAAAACGTATCGAGCACAGCAACGGTGTTGGCACCATAAAAGGCGGGATCACTGATCTCTGTGACCTTCCCGTACCCATCGCCACCATCTGTTGGCACGGTGAAATACCAGCCATTTGCCGAGCCATCCACCACAACGCAGACGAGGCCGTTATCCTGCATGCGGCATGGGCCCGATCCACTTTGGATGCGCCCGAGGAGCGAGGTCGTTCCATCGGCTTTGACCAGGTTGACCGTCTGCCCCGATACCGCAATCAGATGACCCTGAGACGTGACGTAGAGGTAGCGCACTGTCTGGAACAGATTGCACCACAGGTTAAGGCCGGGCGTCGGATAATGCACGAACTGCGCCGGCTCGCCCGCCGCCTGAGGCAGAGGCTCGGGATAAAGATTGAGGCATCTCTGAGCCGCCGCTGCTGCTGACTGAGCCTGATAGCTGCCCCCTGACAGGTTTATCCGCGTCATAGCCTCTGAACCTCAAGCCCGGGCCACCAGAAGCCACCGCCAGACGGTGTCAGGGCCGCAGGCATGCCAAGGATAGGCGTCTGTTGGTTGGCCGTGCGGATCGTTGCGAGGGCGGCGCGGGCCATGGCTGTCACGGTAGCGCTCGCTTCTTGCCCGTAGGAGGGCGCCAGCCTTGCTGCCAGCAACCACATGATTGCATCCCAGTATTCAGGGGGCAGATTGATGGCGTCTGAAGGGCCAAGGTTCGTCGGCAGCGGTTCAGCGTAGAGAATGTGGAATTCCCATGCTGCAGCAGGGGGAATTGGCCAGGGCCTGAACTCGCCTGCCGGGTAAGCGGGATTGTAATGGAAGTAGCGCGGCCACGTCTGCATCCCCTTGAGACTGATGGCTGCGTAATCCTCGTAGGAGGGGATTGGCGAGAGTGAATAATCGATGGGATATCCGCCAGACCCGACGCCGCTCGTGTCCGTATCGAACTGACCCGGGATGAAATCCGGCGTATCGAATTCTCCATCGGTTGATACAGATGCGCCATTGAGCAAGCGTGCATAGGCGGCCTTGACCTGTGCCGGACGAACCGGAATATCAAGCGCTCCACCCGGGCCGATTTGATAGATGGCCGCCCCGGTGCTCAAAAAAGCCTTGTCGATCAGATTAGGGACGAGCCAGCGGCGACGCTGCCATTGGGCGAGCATCATGTTCAGGTGCATGACACCGTCACTGATATCGCTCTGACCCGGGGATGTGCCCATGGCTCCGATACCGATCTGACGCAAGGCGAGCCCAACCAGGTCAGAGACGAGATATCCCTGAGCACCTGGCGCGCCGTTAAGGGTTCCTGACATTGGATCGGCCTCTCTGCCTCATGACAGGCTTTGGCGGTTCGTCCTTGACGGATGATCGAGCGGCAGAAGAAAAGCGGGCGCGAACCCGCTTCTCTTCCTCGGCGTCTCGAACGAACACCGTCTCGTAGCCATTCGGAAGATGTATCGTTTTCGGATACTCCCGCATGGCGTTAGCCCGGATCGACAATATCCGGGACAATGCACAACCACTCAGGGCGCAGGACACCGATGCCAAACAGGACGTCGAGACGCGTGCCGAGCGTATCATCCGAGCCATTGTAATAGGTCAGTGTGCGGAGGCTGATGCCGTCGAGATTGGCCATGCCGCAATCGACCACGCCCTTGTTTACTTCCATCAGATCGACGGTGACGAGAGTCATCGCCTTTTTGTTGAACAGGATGTTGCGACGGATTGTCTCGCCCTGCTTGCCAACCAGATTGATCGTCGCACCAGCCACGGGGAGAGAGTCCACCGTCTGATACTGCTGCTGAGACCCGTCAGCGTTTGGAGCGACAAGCGCAGGAGAGACCACGATCGACGTGGCGCCCGAAGCGGCTGCCTGCGTGACAACGAACTGCATGGCCGTGCCATAGCTCTGCTTGGTCACGCGGTTGACCTGGTTCACGCCCGAGATCGTGATGACGTCACCCACATTGAGCCCGCCATTGATCGCCGAGCAGCCAATGACCGAGTTCTGAGGATAGGCGGTCGAACTGATCTGACCCGGAATGGCATTGCCGGTGTTGTTCAGGTTCGTCACCGACCCGTTGGCGGTCGCCTTGCCGTCATAGCTGCCCGTGGTGGTGACGAGACAGGTCTGATCGTTGATCCACTCGCGCACACCAAGGAGCGGCGCTTCCATGGCGCCTTCGCGGGTCTGCTGCCCGATCTGGCTGCCGGGATTGAACAGCCCCATCAGGCCGGAGACGGTCGCGGCATCCGTATCGGGATCGAGCACGGCAAACCGGTCTGCCGTGGGCGCGTGCTGCTTGGTGAGCTTGGCTTTCGCCAGCAGCCAGGTAGCCGAGTTCGGCGCGATCGTGTTGCCGTTGCCGTCCGTGTTGCGCACCATGTTCGCCGCACCCAGAGCCAGCGTCATGGCAATATTGGCAACCGAGCCAACAAGATTGTTCACGCCCGGCTCGATATAGCGTCCGCTGAAATCGTCCACCTGCAGGGTGCGCTGCTGCGTATCGAACGCAAGCGAGACGTGCTTGCGATAAGCGATCGTCAGCGGGATGGTGCGCTCATTGATCGACTGCGGCGACACGACTGCGCCATCACCCACCACGGGGTCATTCGGCAGGCGAACGTTGGTGCTGGCACCGATCTTGTTGCCAGCCTGCGCGAACATGCCGTCATAGGAGCGGTCGAGATTACGGATAAAGCCGTTGGTATCACGAAACAGCGGCAATGCGCGCTTGGTGATGACCATATCATTGATGATGTTATTCGAGGCCACGGGATTTGCCCTGACAGGATAGGCGTCTTGCGCCATTTTCATGCCAGTCACGCAAAGCTGACTGTGTGCCGGTTGAGGACCGGAAACAGCCGGGTTATCGCCCCCGTGGCGTTGCGGGGTTACTGCCCCGCGTCAGGTTATGTGCGAACGCCCGCTTTCCACAGACGATCGAATTCGGCCGCGGAGATATTCGGGTCGTAAAGAGACCGGCTCCCCTTCGTTGCCGCTCCGGACGGTGCCGAGACAGGGGCCGGGGTTTTCGAGACTGCCGGTGCTACAGCTGCCGGAGCAGGTGAGGGCGCAGGCGCCTTGGACTTCCCGACCGATGCCGCGAACTGAGCGAGAAGCGCACCCTGCTTGCGCGGTGACGCGTCCAGGATACTCGCCGCTGTGTCCGGATCGTGAGCGAGAGCATAATACACCGCACCCGGATCAGGCAATTCCGAAATATCGGCCAGCAGGTCGCGATGCGTTGCGTTGGCGAAATCAAGCCCACCGCGCTCGATCAGCATGCGCGTGGCGTTCGTGACCGCTTCATCGCCATGAGAAGCGGCAACGGCTTTGGCGATCTTGTCCGCATTCTGGTTGAACGTCGCAACAGCACGTTCTTCAGTTGCCTGCTGATCGAGGCGTTGGCGCTCCTGCTGCCGGATCTGATCTTCGGTCAGCGGCTCTGTCGTTGGTTCCTCGCCGCGTGAGGCGGCAAGGGCACGGCGCATCTGCTCCAGCTCTTCACGGGCCGCACTCGCCTGCCGTTCTGCTTCCCGGCGCTCGTAAGTCATTTTGTCGATCTTGCGCTGCATCCAGGCGGGAGTTTTGTCCGGCTGTGCAGCGGGATCAGCGGCTTGTTGCTCGTCCGCCTGCGTCACCTCGGGCTTGTCAACCTCATGGTTGACAGTGACCTCGCTCGGGGCCGGGGCGATGTGGTCAGTGACTTCGAGTGTCTCGCTCATGCGTCAACGGCTCCATTGATGGGGTTCGGGGCGTGGATTTCGCCGCCT